AGGGCAGTCCACTCACGCATGAATGTCTCTATGTCAGGCTTCTCTGTGTACGCTACAGAGTTGTTAGCCAAGGCACGGTGTGCTGCTGTTTCCCACCACTGTCCTGACTTAGCATGACGCATACGGTCATCTGACAAGTTAGACAGAGAGATCATAGCAGAGCGGCGTACACCACCCACCACAACGATCTGACCAATGAAGCACATCAGGTCATGACATTCCATGCTAGATAGTTTACGGCCTTGTGCATTCTTGAATGTAGATACAGCGAAGTTAAACAGTTCTACCAAAGGCGCTGGGCCTGACGCACGTCCACCAAATGTTTTTAGTCGTGCACCTGCAGGGCGTACCTTTGACACGTCCCACTTTGGAATCTCACCTGACCATAGCAATGCTAGTAATTGACGGAATGCCTTAGCCCAACCTTCTTTGCTGTCTTTGACTACGATGGTTGTCTCGCTGTCGAATAGCTGCTCTGGTACCTCTGGTAGTTTCTGAATGTATTGGCGCTCTACAGAGAACCCTACGCCTGTACCGCACAGTAGGATGAACATAGCCTCGTCAAAGCGTGTAGGCTTGTCTACGGCTACGTAAGAGCAGTTGTACATACAGGTGTTATCACGTGCTGCTGCTGGCCCTGCTGTCATCATGGAGCGCATGGATGGCATGATATCCAGATTCAGTATCGCTTCTTCAATCTGATTAATGTAGGAGTCGTCACCAGCTACAGGACGTACAATGTTATCCATGTAGCGTGATACTGTTTCATCCCAGTTTTCACGTCCTTTACCATCAAAGTATTTCGCGTAGCGAGACTTGTGAATGAATGATTGGTAATCTGTTGGTAGTAAGTTGCTCATCGGTTATCCCCGCTCCCACGTAGTTTGTTTCGTTTCTGTCTATCGTCTAGTTTTTTAATATTAAGTTCTAACACTTCTTGTAGCCCACGCCCATAAATGTTTGCCAGTGCAGTAGCGTAGAATACTACATCACCAAGCTCTTTCATAATTTCTTCATTGCTAAAGCGGCTGCTATCACGAACAAGCTTTTTCATCTTCTCCGCTACCTCACCTGCTTCACCTACAAGGCCAAGTGTATTCTCATACAAACGCTCTTGCCCTTCTGTCAGGATTTTCTTCTCTACCCAACCAGAGTAGAAGTCTGCCCAATTTACAGGGTCAGCATTAGGAAACATATCGTAGTATCCCATGCTCTCTAAATCCTTATCACTAATCATTGTCTTTCCTTTACATTTAAGTTTTCTACTTGCACATCGTCTATGTCATGTAGAATGTTTTTCATCAGATCATACACGTCTTCAATGTGATCTTGTTCATAAGACGACAGAATATTATTGTCATCATCTACTTCAACCAAAAAAGAAACATAGAACTTTTTCATTTGTGAGTTTCCAGCCATCGCTTTCGTAGTCTGTTGAGGTACCATACTGCCTTATCTATATCTTCTAAGCCGTTCTTGTATTCACATCGCCACATATACTTTAGTACGTTAGCTGCGTGTGGTGCTATTGCGCCAGACATGTTCTCAGTCATAGCTTCTATAGCGTCAATACATTCAATCCCACTGTGATTGTAATGCACTGGATTGTTTACTACGTCCGTCATGCGTTGCCCTCTGTCTTAGTCCAAGCGTTTAGCTGTATGACATTACTTCCGTCTTCTTCTTCGATCTCACTGACTGCAGCAGCAAAAGCTTCTGGGAACATCTCCTCTAGTAGCTTTAACCGTCTACCCTCAATAGGATTAGCATAGTCAGGGTAATCTGATACAAAGTCTACGAATGCTGCCATAAGTACAGCAATCTCTAGACCATGACGCATACCCTCGTCTTCACGCTCTGTGTTAAATACAACACCAGTAGTAGAACTACCGTCCCACTCGTCATTGTCGTCATAATTAGCACGTAAGACTACGGCTACCTCACCCTCTTTAAGTGTATAAGTCATTAGACTTTCCTTTCTACTGCAATGCGTTTAGTCTTACAGCGTTTACCTTTTTCTTTCAACCACTCTTCTGGAATAATCCTATGTGCGTACAAGAAATTATTCTTAGTGCACCAATCCGCATATGTGGTCTTTGATCCCTTATACAGCTTTGCTTTTGCATTACTAAAAACGAAGCGAATGTCTAAGGTAGGATGCTGCTCCTGAATTGCAAGGTGTTTGCGTCTATCTTCTGAATCGAAGATTCCTTTTGTCTCGACTATGATACCGTTATCTAGTTCAAAGTCTGGCGTATAAGTCCTGTATCGAAGGTCTTCCCACTCGATCTTTAGCTTTTCATATTCGACTTTCTTTTGCCTGTCTTTGAGGAATGCAGCAGCCTCTTTCTCAAGGCCACTACGGTATCTTCCTTTAAGATGTCTACGCACCACCATCCCCTACAAAAACGTAGTCTACGAGAGGCGGGTTAGCTGACTTAGAGACACGGCTAGGCAACGTCTGCAGAGTCGGGTGACACTTATGCTTGAACGAGCAGAACTTACAATCACCTGACAGAATTATGTTACCGCTAGGCTTCTTGTAGTATGTCTCTGGCACAGGCTCAAAGCAACGCTCAAAGGGTTCATCATTGTCGATGTAATCCACCAGCTCTTGTATCTCACCTAAGACTTCCTCACGGTTAACCTCAGATGCATCCACATACTTGAACTGACCATCTGCTTTGTTGACTACCCACCAACCACCAACATCTTTACCTGCTGCTGTGGCGTAGCCTACAAGCTGTGCTACGTAACCGAAACTATCCTTAGACTGTAGGGACTGCAGATCAGAGAACTTGTTCTCGTAGGACCACTTAGAAGCGCTCTTAACGTCATCTATGCGTCCGTTCATCTCCATGTCATACTCGCCTTTGATCTCCTGACCGTTAGGTAGTTTAAGTGTCACGTTTTCATTGTCGTTGAAGTCTTGACCTGCAGCACGTAGCAACCCTTTGAACACAGCCTCAACGATATCACCTAGGATCATGTTCATCAGAAAGTGTGGTGGCAGAGGTGTCTTGTCCTCTGGGTCATTCTTCTCAAACCATAGCTGACACTTTGGCTTACCGATGTTAGACATACGCAAGCGGAACTCGTCACGTGGACCTGAGTTGAACTGCTTGTTAAGCGCTGCCTTGACATCAGAGGCAACCATGTCGGTCACCTCGTCAGTCATTTTAGCTTTGCCATCCATAGCCAACTGTAAGAAGGTATAGACAGCTAATTCAGCAGGGTGGTTCATTATTCGTCCACCTCTACAAAGTCGTTGTTAATGATGTCATCAACCATAGCTGCATCCTCTGACGAGAGTGCCTCTGAGTTACGCTCATTGTGTAAGTCTAGAATTTTACCGTTGCTATACTCAACAAGTTCGATGAAGTTACGCAGGGTGTCGTTATCGTGATCTGTGATGTCGATTTTGTCACCTAGTGCAGCCTCTACGAAACCAAACTGTGCGCCTGTAGGGATAGAACCAATACCACCTGTCAGTTTGATAGAAGACATGATAGGTAGCAGGTTCTTATTCTGCAAAGCTTTCATGACTTTATCTAGGTTCTTGATGCTTGTGTTGTTCTTGATGTCATAAACAAACGGTATATCCACATACTCACCAGACTTTGGATTACCAGACTCGTCCATTGGCTCCATAAGTGTCACTGTACCATACAAGACCTTAGTGCGCTTAACACTACGGATAATACGCTTTGTCTCTTCTGGTAGTGCATTCCAATCTTCGATGTAACCTGATGGTCGGCCTAGGTTAAACCCACCGATGCTGTCCTTTAGATCACCGTTGAGAGAGTTAGACATAACAGTCTTTTCCATCTCCTCAGTTTCACTGTTCCAGCGTGTCCACTGTTGGCGCTGGGCGAAGATACGCACGTGAACTTCTTTAGCATACGTAACATCTTCACCTTGGGTAAGAGTAAAGCAACCGATAGGTAGTACCTCAGTCTTGATCATCTTACCTTGGAACTCAATCTCACCCATCTTAGGTTGGTGGATCATTCCGATACGAGCGATCGAGGGTGTTGCCTCTGCAGATGCTGTTGAAGACAAACCCATAAGCTCAGCCATTGATTGACCACGCTCATTCGCTACTGTTAATTCTGTACTCATTTCTATATCCTTTTAATAGAGTCAAAGAGAACTTAGTTATAGCTTACACATCAACTGTGTCAAGCCAATT